GTTTGCGCCGTCTGCGCCATTCGCTCCAGAGGTGCCGCTTGTGCCAGAAGTTCCGTTTGCGCCGTCTGCGCCATTCGCTCCAGAGGTGCCGCTTGTGCCAGAGGTTCCATCTGCACCGTCTGTGCCATTCGCTCCAGAAGTACCGCTTGTGCCAGAAGTTCCGTTTGTGCCATTCGCTCCAGCAGGGCCTTGCGTTGAATTTGCAGAAATTTCTACCGTAGTTGTATCCGTTGAAGATACAATTATCTGATCATTATCAGGTTGAATAACTACAACTTCACTCATATTAAATAGTCACTGAAGGATTTATTATAAATTTACCATTTAAAATATTTGATACAAAACCATCATTTGTAGTATATTTTTCTAAATCATAACGAGCGACTGTTATTGGTAAAGACGCAGTTCCACTAGGAGCTACATTGATAGTAATGTAGCCAGAAGAACCATCGCCAGAAATTTGAGGAGAAAGATTTAAAAGGTAATCTTCTGAGCCAAAAGAGTATTTAACCTTACCTCTTACATTATATCCAGAAAGATTGATCGCATCACCATTTGAATCTTTTAATTGAACTGTAAGAGATAAAGAGTCGCCTTGTATCAATGATATATTGTATGAACTCATACAATATACATTACACTTTTTATTTACCTTCGTCTAAAATTTTTCTTATTTCTGAAGAAAGTTTATGTGTAGTTTGATTTTTTGCGTTTGCTGGAAATCTGTACATGCTTACATGCTTTGAAAACTCCTTCATAAGCCTCTGTCTAAGCAGGCTAAGATTGTCGATTGGAACTATACCTAATTTACTGGCATGATGAAACAATTCGCTTCTTGTTATTTCATGAATCCAATCATAATACTTGTCTCTGTCCATAGTATTGTACCTCCCGTTTCCATCGTCTCCCCAAATTTGATCTAGGGTTACCGGTTGAAATTCAGAAGATTCATCTTTTCCGTGAGCTTGATTTAAATCATTTAATTTTACTTTTTTAGTTCTTGGCATATCCTTATTCCTTTATTTATATTATTGAATTTTTAAAAATAGTTAAAAAAAAACTGGAGGAGATTTCTCTCCCCCAGTCTTGATATTTTAATCTTATCTGATTAAGCTTCCAAGATGATACCGGAAACTGCACGGGAGTCCAAGCAAACGCGACCCTCTTCCATGTGACCCCAGAATCCAGCCTTGTCAACGCGAGCAAGGTTGAACTGGTCGTCAGGAAGAACTTGGAATGTGCTTCCATTTTCACCACGGGCAACAGGGCGAACAAAGGCTCCACGGCTGTTGTCGATAGCGACGATAACTTCATCGCCTGCGCTGCTTCCGAATGTTCCGCTCGCAAAACCATAATCAGTGCTTGCAGCGAAGGTATCGAAGAGCGTGTTGTACTTCTTGCCAGCACCAAACTCAACCATAGAGTTGATATTGACGCCGAAGATGTTGCTCATTCCAGCATTACGATAGATTTCGGCGCGAACACCATCAGGTAGAGTCTGATCGAAGGTGGAACTCGCACCAGTTGTATTAACTGGATTGTAAGCAAATGCGCGAATCTGACCCATAACTTCGGCTGATACATAAAGATCAGTTGGACCATTGCTATAAGCTTCAACGGGTGTGTTGCCAGAGTATGATTCATTCAAACGTACGTGTCTGACCATCAAATTATTGAGATCAGCAAGAGTGAATGTGGACCCACCAACTATAGCATGTTTCAAAGCGCTTCCACCTTTAGGAGTTGTGCTTGCTTCAGCAAGAGCTTTGAGAATAACCGCCCAAGCATTTCTTTCTTGCTTGACAAGAACTTCGTTGATCATGCGCTCTGTGGCACGGCTAACGATATCCAAGCGGCTCTTACGAGCATAGCGTTTGTTGAAACTTACAGCGCTATCAAGCGTGTAGGTCATAAATTTCATCTCTTGATTTCCAGTGACTTGAGATGTAGGAAGGCCACCAGCTACATTTTGTGACCAAACCGTTACAGCGCCATCTTGCTCGCCATAATACAAGTCGAGAGGATAAGAAGGACTGTCATCTTCATTATAGGGAGTATCGGTAAAGATGGTGGAAGCTGTACCTTTGGTCATCAAAACTTTTTGAATTACAGGTCCGATGAAAGCGGCAAGAGCTTGCTGCGCTTCCATAGAAACCTGAATGTTTTTGGAACCAATAGCTTGTACCAAAGCTACCTGCTCGGGTGTTTCTTTGAGTTTAAAATTTGCTTTGTTCATATTAATTTTTAATTTAGAATTTTATTTTAGTTATTAGAGAGCAATTCTGATCAATGTATATCCGTTGCTATCAGTATTTCCGAGAGCTTTGCCTACGGCGACAGATCCTACCGTTTCGAGTTCTCCGCTAGCTCCAGCATAGATTGTTGAACCAGCAGTAACTCCAGTCAATGTAGAGCCGCTGTACAAGAAGATACCTTTTGTAGCAACAGGAACTGTTTGTCCAGAAATAACGGCTTCGATTTCAGCAGCCTTGCGAGGATTGAATTTCAAAGGCTCGCCGTTCTCGTCTACTTCTTTAATGTCGTAAAGAGTGATTCCAATAGGGGCATCGCCTGTTCCGCAAAGAGAAACTTTAGCGGTTGTTGCATATCTGTTGGAAACAGTGTTGCCGAAAGAAGTTCCGGGAGTTCCTTCAATACCGAAAGGCTCATCGGAGGCTTTCCAACCAGCACCTTGAATTTTAACAAGGGTACCAGCAGGAACTGAATCTCCAGCCGCTGTTCCAACTGTTCCAGAAAAAGCATAAAGATTAATTACGTCTTTTTCATTAACGTCTCTGAATTGTTTAATTTTTGCCATAATATTTTGTTATATTTAATTGTTTTGTTTATTATACCGAAATTATTTTACGATTATATCACTTTCATTCAAGCACTTTTCCCATTTATTCTTGGGGGATTCTGTTTGAGTAGAATTAGCTATAACTTCTTTTTCAACTACTCCATTTTCCAAAGCTTGTTCGACTACTTCTGTTTTCTCTTCAACAGTTGTTTCTACAGAAGCTTTAGCCTCTTCAGACTCATCCTTTTTTGATTCTTTTTCTTCTTTTGAAGAGTCTTTCTTTTTAAAAGGCTTCATGAATACAGACATAGAGTTAAGCCACTCAGCGTAACTTTCGTCTGTTTCCAATTTGGAAACTTGTTTGGCGATAACTTCCTTGGCTTCATCAGAAAGATCGTAACCGTTGTCGATTTCGCTCATTCTTGAACTAAATTTAGCCAATTTTTCTTGTTCAGCCTGTTGAGCTTCAATTTCAGCCAACTTGGACTCCAAAGTCTTGAGTGTTTCCTGAACTGTTTGATGTTGAGAAGCTAAATCTTCGAACTGTTTTTTAGCAACCTCATTTGCATCTCTTTCTTGCAAATACTTGTCATTGGCTACTTTGATTTCTTCAGCTAGAAAATCAGCGACAACTGACGCGCTCATTTCTTTCAATGAAGCATCTGTTATATCTTCAATTTTAGTTATCTTCATAATTTTATTTATATTAGAATTGTCGTTAGTTATTATTACATCAGAATTATCATTTTGTGAAATTTTTTCTTCTTTATTTGGTATTAATTGAGAGTCAATAGAAGCTTCTGTGTTATCAGATACATTATCTAAAATATTAATTAATTCCTCTTTGTCGGAAGATTCGGATTTTTCTTCTATTTTATTTTCTTCGTTTTCATCTTCCTGCTCTTTTTCTTCTTCATTTTGATCTTCGGAAGGTTTTTCGGAATTTTCAAATTCAGTAACTTCTTGAGTTTTATTCGTGGCGATACCCTTCACTTCAGCCGCTGGATTTTCCGTAAGACCTATTCCCAATGGAATTACAACCTCAACAGGTTTTCTATACAACATATATTCATCTACCTTGCCAGAACCACCCATACTCCTTAAATGAGAAGAAAGAGATTTTATTGAATTTTCATCATTTACAATTTCTCCGTCTTCTATATTTTTTGAAGAACCTTTTATTTTAATTATTTCAAATTTACTAAACCCAAGCTCCCAACTTGCTGAAATTTTACCATATTCAGGAGAATTAGGATCGCTGGCTTCTTGTATGCTTTCAGCCAAATCCTTGTCGGCCACTTTCCATATAACTCCACCGAGAGTAACATTGAAAGGTTTCTTATATCCTTTTACTTCTTCTTCTGTTAAAGGTTTGTCTGTTCCAAATTCGCTAAATCCGGTTTTTAAAATTACACCGATTATATTTTTTCTGTTATGCTCGGAGTTGATTGGTTTATTTATGAAATTTTTATAAATAGCAACTGCTGTATCCGTATCAATAACATCGCCGTTTTTATTTACTCTATTTACTACAAAAGCATTAAAAGCAACCGGCAAAAGATCAATGTTAGATTCAGTGTCAATGTCAGGAATGATTTCTTTGATTTGATCCAAAGACGCTGTAGATAAATACTTATCAAACTCTTCGGAAATCAAAGGTTTTACATGACTACTGAATGTAGAATATATTAATTTAGATTTTCTTTTCATTTTATTGTTCGGGCTTGTTTTCTTCTTCAGTTTCATCTTCTTCATACTTATCGTACTTCATATAATTTAACACGGCATTTAAACTATGATAAGAATGAGAAATTTTATCTATTGCCCAAGGCTCTATTTCAGCCATTGGATCTTTTATCATTTTATCTATTTCCACAGCGAAATTGCTTATGGCGTACAATTGGTTGCATGTCATTTCAATCTGTTCAGTATCATGCGAAGATACTAAATTTTTTAATTTAAATAAATCTATATTCATAATTATAAGTATTTTTGATAGTATTTTTCTAAAGTTTCTTCTTCTAAATAAACATCTTCCAATTCAAAATCATAATTTATATCAAAAGCTATAGCGTCTTGCATAGCTTCTTGTAATTCAGCTTCATCGTACTCGTAATTATCAAAAAGGTCTATAGAGCTAGCCTTGGCTACGTCCTTGTCCGCTTGCTTGTAACTCTCTTTAACTTTTCCCCCTCTTAGCATTTTTAAAAACATATTCACTCTAGCCATAGCCCACTGCCCTCTTGTTTTTCCGGGACGATGAGAAGAAGAAAAGGCTCCAGCGCCCCTACGATAAACTTTTTTTAATTGAGATAAAGTAACTTTTTTAGAATACTTTTCGTTATGTTCTTTTACTTTATTTTTTAATGCTTCAGTCACTTGATTGGAAAACTGAATGGCTGCTTCTTGAGAAGCTATTGTACTTTTTTTATCTTTTTTATTTAACTGTTCTACAGCTTTTTCTTTTGCATCTGGTTTTGTTCCAGCAGATCCGGGCTCATTTTTATCAGACCCTTTTTTTCTTTCCTCTGGTTTTGCTGGATTCTGGGCAGAAGATTTTGGTCCGGGACGAGAAGACATTGAATCATCTATTTTCTTTTTATATGAAACTGACCATCTTTTTTTACTTAATGAGTTTGGATTATCTATGGCAGCTTCCTCTTTCCCTATCTTTTGTAAATATTCTGGAGACTTCGAAACAATTTGACCTTCCGCCCAACAAGAACCAGAATTTAAAGCCATATAAGAAACAGAATAACTACTAAAAGTTTGAACTTCCATTTCTGGATTTTGATCTATTGGAGTATATTCTACATTTTTAACGGAGCCAATACATCCATACATAGAACAAGAAGAATCTATATTTTTTACAATATCACCTTCTTGAAATTCGGCATGTACTTCCACCTCTTCAAATTGGTGCTGCTCTTGAAATGAACCGGAAGATGTATTCTTATATTCTTCCAAGCAACTTTTAAAAACTTCCTTAGCACTTCCTTTTTTATTAGCCATGCAGTTTTTAATATATTCGGATACGTTCTGTTCTCCATTTTTAACTATGATAGATTTATATTCTTCAATTTCGGCTTCGCTATCAAAGTATTCTATATTATAATTTAATTCAGTAATGTCTTCCGCGCAGCTTTGACAATCATCGTCTTCGGTTATTTCTTGAGCAAGCGCAAACTCTGGATTTAAACTCAATAAATCTTCTTGCTCTGCAAATGTTTCACCATCCCATTCCTCTTCTGCTTTTAATAAATTAGTGACACTAGGATTGCTCCAAAACTTGCAACTCCAATAACGAGCTTTCCATTTTGGCCCCGGATTATCACAATTGTGCCTTGCTCTAAAATTTTTTCTGCGATTTGGATCATCGCGCTTTATCTCCATGTTCGGATCACCAAAGTTAACTTTAACGACATTGCCTTTGTCATTCTTGACGTAAACAGAAAATTTCTTTGGCCCACCAGAAGTTCTAAAGGGCTTGTTAAGGGATTTACCCTTATTTTTTTCTGCTATTAATTGCTCACTAAAGTCAATTTCATCCATATTCATATAATACACAATATTTAAATATAATTATTATAATTTTTTAAAAAATTAACTACAACCCACTACATCGCTTGGGCATGGAGCGCTCCAAGTTATTTTTGTCGATATGTCTAATACATTTAAAACGTCTTTAAAAAAGTAATCGTCAGAAGGTAAATTTGACATATTTATTGTATGACTTGTTGTATTTATATCTCCAGTTAAATAACCTCCTGTTGAATAAAATAAACAATCAGCAAATGGTAAATCCGACCCGTAAGAAAACACTAAAGATTTAGCTCTGTAATAATTTACTCCGTCTGACCAAGCTGATCTCGGCCAAGTATACAATCTTGACAAAGAACGAGATCTGTCAGTTGCTGTATAAGGCAATGGATATAAAGTTACGTTTTCATTTTCAAAGTAAGATATAGTGCTAAATGATGGATTTAGATAATCCCCAGTACTTGGAAGAGTTCTATAACCTTTTCTTATTCGGTTTATTCTCCCATATTTTGTGTCTGCCAATTTTGCTGAATGAAAATCATATTTAAAAGTACAAATTCCGCTGTATCCACTAAATCCATCATCCACTGGTCCGCCATTGTATTGATTTACTTCAAACTCTAAATTATCAGTACTCAAATAAGCTCTTAAATAGAGCGCATCTGAGATAGATGGCTCCAAGTATGGTCCGTAATTGCTTTGAATTGTTCCATTTGCAGATATCGTTTTTAATCCATGATGAATCAAAGAATAAGCCCCAGAAAGTTGATCCCAAAAAGTGCATGGGTCTGGTGGACCGACTGTTATAGCATTATTCGTATTAATAATATTTTCGAAATAATAAACTCCAGTTGGAACTGAAATATTTAATTTATAGGTTATAACAGAATAATCTCCACTTGGAATTACTATAGATCCTGTTATTCTAGAAAAAGCTTTACCAGAAGGATTATTGTTTACTTGATTTGTTGGAGAAACCATTATTTCACCAATATTCAAACCACCTGATCCAATTCCTGATATATTCCAAGCTCTATATAAAGTTATGCCACTTAAATTTTCAGTTGTACCACACGCATTATTTACATAATTACTTTGTCCAAGATATGAATATGAAGGTATAACTGTATCTAATCCAGTTGTAGTACTTAAATTATTAGCGCTAGTACCACTTCCTAATGATAAATAACTAAAACAGCTAGCTACTGAAGTATCATATATATAAGAAAGTCCAGTTGAAGTTATAAAATTAGGATAGGTTTTGGTAGACTTTAATTCTCCTTTAGGATCATAAATGTCTACAACATATTCTCCTTTTAAACTAAAATAAGACATATTATATAGTAGGCTCGGTACAATTTGAAATTCCACCGCAAGTTGAAGACCAATTTAATTGAAAATACATTTCTAATGTATTGTCATAACTCATAGCTGGATAAGCGCCACCATATTCTCCAATATTATAAGTATTGGATCCACTTTCTTGAATTACTCCATGATTAGGAAGAATTCTAAAACCCTCTTGATGTTTGATAACGCCGGATGGCCTATTAAAACTAGCTAATATTCCAGTATAAGGAAGATTTGATATATCGTATCTAATATTAACTCCATCTAAAGAAGAATCAACGGCGTGTAATGTCAAATCAAATGTCTCTCCGCCCCTACTTCCGCTTATGTTAAGTTCTACACCCGCAGAAACTCCAGTATAATTTCCACTCACACCTCTATTTAGCAGACCAGCATCTGAATTTTCGAATAATCCAGTCAATCTATTGCCATACATACTGTCTTGGTCAGTAATAGAAAAAGGTTCGTTAGTAGTTATCTGATTTGATATATCAAATGTTTTAGTTGCAACTTCTTCGCCACCAATGCCATAATACGTTATAGTTGCCTCGGCAAATATTACAGATATTCCTGATTCTTGAGATAAAAATGTACTATTATTTTTTATGCCTGAATTATTATAGGTGCCAGAAAATAAGAAATATCCACTTCTATAATCACCCCCTAAATTCGTAACGTCTCCATTTAATCTATGCGAGATTCCAGAAGCTAAAGTAGCATCTACGCTACTTAAGTCCAAAGTGTCAAATATTCTATAATTAGCATATCCACTATCTGAGATATAATCGTTTTGATCTGTAAAATTAAATGATTCTCCACTATAAGTTAATTCCCTTAAGTTTAACGATAGTTGATTTCCAAAAATAGATGGATAATATACGGCTCCAGTGGCATTAGGTTCCACTCTGTTGTATAAAGAATGATCAGCTACTCCATAGTCAGGAATCGTTAATGGGTTATACCCATTGTTTTGAAAACCAGTAATATGGCCGCTAGAGTCAACTACTCCTGAAACGATATAGTGTCCCAAGGCGTTCGTGTCATAACCTAATTTATAAACTCCACTTCCAGAATTTAATATTCCAGCGCCACTTAATATTCTATATCTTTGAGGAGTAGCTCTTCCAGAAGAATCGAATAAAAGTCCATCAACTATTGGATAATATGTACCGTTGTTATTGTAAGCTATTACAAAACTTCCAACCCTACTATTCCAACCTAAACTATTTACAGGTGGGAAAAATATTTTTCTTGTCAAAGATTGCGTTCTGCCAGTATCATAATTGTAAGCTAGGTTTGCTGTTAGTGCAGAAACTATTGCTTTATCTCCGAACGATAAATAATCATTATTTATTCCACTTGCTCCAACAGTGGCGGTATTTATATTTTTAGAATAAGTTAAATTCTTTAATGTATAATCTATATCGCTAGTGGTTGTTTCAGTTCTATAGTCTGAAGTTATTGGTATTTTTCTTTGTTTTAATCTTATGTTAGATGGCAGTTTTTGAGAATCAGGTATTGAAGAATTTAAGCCTAATTGAGTTATAGTTTTTATAGCCAAATCTCCAGTTTGATAATATTCTTCATCGGTAAGTTGATCCCTAGATGCGTCTGCTCCATAGAAATCTGGAGAATAATTTGTAATAAGACCATCTCCTAAATAAGAAGAACTAGACGAAGAATTTTTTCCACCAGTAACTGAAACCTCAAATTCTCCTAGATCTGGAGAAAAATAAGCAGAAATTTTATTTTCATCAACTAAGCAAGGTTCCATAGCATCTCCATACTCTGGAGTAAATGTAGAGCCATATTTGTCGATCAATCTAAATCCATGATATATTTGTTTATAATATCCAGAAGTATTTTTCCAACCACTAACTATTTCTCCATCATTATCTATATTAGCGTTGGTAGTTAAAAACGTGCCTGTATCAAAAGTAGTAACCCCAGTATTTAAAACATTTAAATTTAATCTATAACTTATAAGTGCTTTTGTTCCGGCTGGAATAACTATTGATCGAACTACTCTACTAAAAGCAGAGCCAGTTCCGTACAAAGTGGAATCACCGCTGGTTGCGTGTACTGAAAATTCATTGATAGTTAAAGAACCAACTAATGTATTTTCTCCTGTTGGCATTTGCCAAGTTCTATATAAACTTGGCCCTTGAGGTCTGGATACAGTACCACAACCACCCCCGAAACCGTTGCTGTCAGGCATATGATAGATGTTCCTGCCCATAAAAATCCCACTTTGAGTCCCAGCGCTATGCTGCACACCATTTGTATGTGGAGTAGTTAGAAAAGTGGTTCCAGTTGTATTCGCGTTATTTCCCTGACCAATTGACAAAAATCTAAAGCAATCAGCGAACGGGTAGTAGCTTACCATTTTTAATCCGCTCTGTGTAATGAAATTGTTGAACCATTCACCTTCTTGTATCAATTTATTGTTACCGTCATAAACATCAACTTTAAAAGCTCCTTCAAGTCCTAAATTTATTTCTTGTGCCTTAGCCATATTATTAATACGTTATATAATTGTTAATTACACTCAAAAATTAAAAAAAAATATAGTTTTTTTAACTAGCTCCCAAATAGCTACCAGAAAATATAACAAATTCAAATGATTCATAGTCTACACCAGTAAAAGGAATATTTGTTGGTACAAATGGTGGCACATAGTCCGAGTCGGCATACGTACCGCTATAAATTAAAAATTGAAAATTATTAAAATCAACATCTACTCTCTGGATGGAACCTGATTCTATTGGAAAATTTATGATTGTTTGATCGACATCGACTCCCGAATTTTGCCCAGAGTTTATCTGAAGATTTGCTGATGCTATATCTTTATTAAAGTCCTCGAAAGATCCAGAATTTATCGAATAATAAGAATTTAAGGAATCATTTGGATCTGAAATCAAATGGCTTTCTATATTAAAATTATAAGAAAAAACGTCTCCTATACTTGGAAATAACTGCCCAGTTAAATCAAAATCTAAATTTGAAGAATCATTAAATGCGGCGGTTGTGTTGCCACTTATACCTAAACTTATTTCGCTTTTATCATATACAAGCGGGAAATTAGTAAATTTAACTACTTTTATCTTAAAATTTGAATCATCTACAGCTACAAACGTACTTCTGGTTTGTGTGCCGTAAGTTCTACTCTCATAATTTAGCTGAGAATATAGAGAGCTTTGCAGATGACCATAAGGTGTTCCCATTTTGTTTTAAATTAAGCATCTTTAATGCTATTGTATAAAATACTAGCCAAATAAAAATCTAATCCATGTGTTGCCGCTATATCAGTAATTTCGGAAACTCTATTTGAATTTTTATCAATTGGATTGTCAAGATAGAAGTTTATATTTTCATTCCACTTGTCTGGAGCTTCATTTGCTATAATGGTTTTAACTATTTGGTCTATAATAAAATCATCTTTTTCTGATAATTTTCTAATTTTAGATTTTTTCTTGTAAGATTTTACAACTTCAGACTCAAGGCTTCCAGCTTTTATCATGTTTTCTTTAACTTTAGAAAGACTGTATTTTGCATTTGAGTTATTGCCAATTGGTGAAACAGTTTCCTTGCTCTTTGGAATGCCAGTTGTCCCAGATGGCCTACCTGAATTATGAAGTGAATTTCCCGGTATTTCAGGCTCATCATCTTTTCCATCTGTAGGAGCAACAGACGGCGCTCCTATTAACGGCTGATAAAGACCCTCTTTTCTAAAACCAGTAAATTCTCTTTGACTTTCGATAGAAGAAGATTGTTCTGGTAAGTTGTGGGTTTCAATAGCTTCAAGAAGTTCTTTTGGCGTGAGAATACCTAACTCAGCAAGTCTCGTATACACTTTGGCGTATGTTCCATTGTCCTTTAAATCAATTTCTTGTAAAATTGGCGTTGGATAGCTCTTGAATCCCATTTCTCTAGAAATTCTTTTTATTTCTGGATACAAGAAATTCTGCAAAAACGCCTGTCTAGCTTGCTTTAATCTCGCTACGAAAACTTCTATTTTAGCTGTTTGATTTGCATATTTTTCTCCACCGGCAAATACATTATTCAATCCGATGTTAATATCTCTATCAAATATTTCGTATTTTTTTGGATCTAAAAGATCTGAAATTTGAGGTATTACAAATTGAACTTTAGTGGTATAATCAGCAACCAAAACCCTGCCAACAGATTGATTTTCAAAAAGTCTTTGTAAAGCAATTAAATTTTTATTATTTATTCCTCCTTTTTCTGGCTCTGTTCCTGTTGTAACAAGCAAAACTGCTTGCTGCATACAACGAGCAACAGCCATGTCCATTTTCTTCATTTCGTATTTGAAGTTAATGTCTTCAAGTACTGGATAACCCATAGGCACACTAAATGGCTCGTAATCTTGTTTCTTATAGAAAACCGCTTGCATTTTTTCACGGTTAAGAGGAAACCAAATCTGAATATTAAATTTTTTAATTATTTGATCTTTTACATTGTCAGGCAGAGAATCTAAAAACTCCTTATCTTCTTCAGTTTGAGGAAAACGAAGTCTTTGTAATTCATAATCATTTAATAATTTATAATAAGTAGGTATACCAAAGTTTATTGTTCCCTCAATCTGAATATCTGCTGGATTTAATATTACGTATCTAATGGGCAATTTATATTGCTTCGCCGCATAGGAAGATTTTGAAGATCCAAATAATTGGACGATTCGTGAAACGTCTTGTTGTTTTAATTTAGTATCAAATCTATATAAAAATACATTTCCACTTCTAAAATACTCACGGAAAAACTGGTCTTGTAAATTCCATAGATTTATTTTTTTGAAAAATGCATCAAAAAAAGATCTGGATTTAGCATTGCCTCCTTTGAAGTTTATGTCACTGACACTGAACTCGGTCATCAAATCAATTGTATTTCTAAATACAGAAAAATTATAATAAGCTTTTTGACATAATTCTATTGCATCTTTTACTGTTACTCCGCTTCTATTATTTATTTTTACTCCGCTGCTATACGGAATCAAACCGTCTTCAATATTCTTAAATCTATCTGTTCGCTCAATTGAAGAAGAGATATTTCTCCTAGTTGATGTTTCCCTCGCAGCAGTTGTTGATGCTACAGACTTGTAAGCTAAAACGTCATCTATCGAATAAGGAGATCCATCTTCGTTAGATGTATTTTTTGTATTTTTATTATTTTTATTCGCCGCTTTCATTATACAGTATAGTCAGTTGAGTATGTACCTAATATTATAGGGTTTGATCCTCTATTATTAAAACGAACAAATGTAAATAATGCTGAATGTCCTTGAGTCGTTGTAAATAATGGATTTGTATTTGCCAAAGGCCAATAAATTCCGTTCATCCATTGAAACGGAGCATCAGATACACTTGCTGGAGAGGCTCCAGAATTATTAATTTTTAAAATATAGACCGCACCCGTCAAAAATGTTCCAGTATTGAATTCTATAACGACTTCATTTCCTGTAATATAATATTCTTGAGCGTCGTAAGTCGAAAAATCTATTGTATTTGTAACGTGTGATGGTAAAAGAGAATTATTTCCAGAAACGCTATATTGAACAGTGCCACGATCTCCCTTTTCTCCTTGTATGCCTCCAGAACATAATATGGACCACCTTAATCCACTTATTCCATCTCCGTTTTCGTTTACATCCACAATTGGGTTATAATCTCCCGCATCAGACGTATATCTAACAAAAGACGATCCTGACAAAAATACAACATCATCTTCATAGTAAGTGGTCCCAATATCAGTCCAAATTCCTTTAAAATTATTTGAAAGGTTTCCTTCTGGTCCGATTGATCCGCTAGCGCCAGATGGTCCAATTTGACCTCCGCTAGCCAATAAACCCCATACATAGATTGGATTGCCAGTTATAGAATATAAAATTGGATCTAAATTAGAATTTCCAGAAAGAGCCAAATAACAGTTGCCACTTCTTGTTACAATATCTTGTGCCGAATAAGATGTAGAACTACTCCATATTCCAGAATATTTATTAGATAAAGAACCTGCTGGTCCAGTGGCTCCAACGGCTCCGTTTGCACCATCGGCTCCTCCTGATGCAAGAACATACCAATATGTATCTACGTAACTTTCTGGATTATAATTTAAATTACTTCCTATTATTGAAGTGTAACTACTTTTATTATAATAGACTACATCTCCTTGGTCATAAGAAACGCTTGCATTCCAAAGACCTTGAAAAGCATTTGATATATCTCCAGCATCGCCTTTTTCTCCTTGGATACCAGCATCTCCTTGTGGGCCTTGTGGACCTGTATCTCCTTGATCTCCTTGATCTCCTTTTGGACCTCTAAGACCTGATGCACCACTTGGACCCTGTGGGCCAACCGGAGCATGATCATAAATAGAAAAATCTCCAAGAACATAATGTTCTTCTTCTTCAAATCTTTCACCGTTATATAAATCTCTGACTTCAAAACCCCACTTGTATTGGCCAGTAGAGGCATTAAGACTTAATGTAACATAATAATTCAGTCTTCCAGATCCTTCTTCATAAGAAGAAAAAAGATCAACTTCATCTATTGTTCCACCAGATGGAAGAGCGGTATATCCTTCGGGTATAATATATCTACCTGTTGGGGTTCCAGTATTATATAAAGTAAATTTTAAATATCTACCTGTATCAGATTCACCAGTTAGCCAATTAGTTTGGGTTAAAATTGGGGTGTAAGGATAAATTTCAGAAGGAATATAGTCTTGTAAAGTATTTAATCCCCCTTGTTGAATTACGTAACTGAATCCCTTTACAAAATTTAAATCTGGATTATAACCATTGATACCATTCACTGAAGTATATGGATCAAATTCTCCAGAATAAATTCCGCTTATCTGTTCAAATATGTAATTTATTCCTCCTACCTGTCCCTGCACCCCTCGCTCTCCTGTACCTCCAGCTACTTGTATCGTATCACCCGTCGTTCCGTTATCGAATAAGAAATTTATTAAAGTATAAGCTCCAGAGCCGCTACTTACATATCCTGTTACTGAAACTCCAGACGCTCCAGATTCACCAGCAACGCCACTAGCTCCAGATGGAATACTTATAGGATCTAAAATTCCACCGTTACTTAATAGAAGATAAAAAGATGAATATCCGCCATTTGCAAAACCCGAACCAGAAGCTCCAGTTATTCCTATACCAGAAGCTCCAGATGGTCCGGTTTCACCGACTGGACCCACGATACCCTCTGAACCTGTTATTAGTTGATCGTTTAGGTAAAGACCGCTTTCTCCAATACTTAAGTAATTATTTCCTAAATAAATTCCAGACTCTAGCCACAAATCTTTAAAAGCTATTCCAGAACCACCTAAATTTTGCCCTAAACCAGTTGGAGTTATATTCCCAGTTATGTTAAGACCAGATTTAGAAATAACATCTAAAACAAACCCACTAAATTCAGGTTGGTTTACTTGTCTTAATTGTACTAAATTAGCCATATGCCTTATATACAAATAAAATTACACTTAAATTAAAAAAGGAACAAAAGTTTCTTGATTTTCTTCTTTATGTTCAGTCATTTCATAATAACTTTTCATCGCCCAGCAGCCCAACAATAAAGCCGTATAGCTATCTCTTCTCGCCCTGTCTTCTCCTGTTTCTCTATTTAAGTGTTGAGGTAAATCGAAGTTCTGAGTACCTCTTGCATTTGATTTTACTTCTATTAATGCACACTGTTTCTTAATTAAATCTACATTATATCCAATATGTTCTACAAAATCCCCCTTACTTTCGACGTTTTTTATGTTTATCAACGCCATATCAAGATGGGTGTTTATCATTTTATCGAAAGAGCTAGCCCTTGCTTGAGCTTTGGATGCGAACCATATCTTTTTGTAGTCTATAAGCCCCTGAAGATATTCATTTGATTTACGAATAAAGTCATTGCTACTAAAAACTTGTTTATATGCTATTTTTCCGATTGTACAATTCAATTCTCTTTTTAATCTTCTTATCTCCTCTTGTCTATCTACTCCTTCTTTTGAACTTTCAAAATCTATGAATTTTATGTTTATTTTATTATCTATAAAGAGTTCGTGTTCATTTGCAGCGTCAATAAATTGATATCCAGCATTATCAATACATATAAGAGTAATATTAAAATTAGTTAATAAATAATAAAAATATAAAATATGATCTTTTAGGTCTTTACCATGCTCTGCATAACTATTTACTATTATTCCTTGTTTTGATTGTTCGTCCAACTCTATAACACACATTGCAAAATCATCAGAGTTTGGAGCTTTTGAGAAAGACGGGTCGATTGCTAATATGTATTTCTTGTCGGAATCGCCTTTTATTTTGCAGGTAGGTTCTTCTCCATCAGGTATAGTGCAAGCGTACATTTTCTTTCCTGAAAAATATCCTTCGCTGCCGTCTGTGAAATTAGCACAATATTCTCTTAGGAAAATCGCATTTGAAGTTCCACCACTTTCGGCTTCTTCTATAACAGACTTGTTTATCATATGTTTTGGGATAGAATCCCAAGCCAGTTGTGATATAAAATAGGTAGCTTCCGAGCCTTCCTCTGGAGTATTTATCTTTTTTATCCAATCAGAATAAGTAACGTAAAGATTTTCAAAAGTATAAGATGCAGAAGATAAAGCTATGAATTTGGTTTTGTTTTCGAAGACTGTCCTTTCTTCCTCTTTCATCAGTCTCTGCTGCACCATTTTATTTTCTATTTCCATTATACTCATGCGCTCATCCATGTCTTGCGGTGCTGTCAAGAAAGGAATTAAAACAGTATCGATAATTTCTCTGCTCATCAGCAAATACTCATCAATCAGGAGAACGTTCGCTCGAAAACCACGAATTTTTTCTCCATTCAGCGGAATCGCTGTTATGGTAGATCCATTATCTAATTTCCACTCATGAATGTCATTTCTTTTTGTAATATTTTGCCCAAAAGCTTGCCTTAACAAAACGGCGTCTTTTCTCTTTACTAATTCTTCAATTTTATTGAAAATGAAACGTGCAGTTCTAAAAGTGGGTCCAGCTATTAGAATTTTTGAATTTGGATAAAAAAGTGCTTGCATGATGCAGAATATTGAAGCGATAAACGTCTTTGCACAACCGCGACCCCACACGCACATGCTATAATTTCTATTCAGCATTCCTCTTATAGTTATCTCTTGATAAGGGGCTAATTTTATACCGCATAGCATTTCTATAGTAAATCCGACATTATTTCTCAAAAATTCATACAATGTAATCTTTGCAGTTTTATCATCAAGCTCTCCCTTTAAATTCTCCAAAAAATATTTATTTATATCTTTGTATGGTTTAGTTTTGTATTGACCTTCGTACCACATTATTAAAGCCCTTTCATATCATAAAGAAGTTGCATGTCGTATTTTTTATAAGCATCTCCAGATGCATAAATTTTTTCCATAACACGAACGCATTCTTTTCTGCCTTGCACAAACAAAAACTGTATATTATCATATGTTTGAATAAGATCTCTTATATTATGCATGATATAGTCTGGAGTAGCTTTTATTTTGCTGAATACATCATTTAAATATTTTATTTTATAAACATCTTCATATTTATTTTCAACAATAACTATCATGTATTTTTTAGCTTCTACAGATTTTTCGATTTCCCTTTTGAATCTTTCAAATCCTTTAGATAAAGTATTAAAAAGATCATTTAATGATTTTCTTTCAAAAACAAGATCGTTGAAAGAATCATCTGATCCATTAGCCATGCTATAATCTCCGAATTTAAGGGTTCCGACTTCTGATTTTATACTTTTGAATATTAAAGGCTTCTTTTCCCTCGTATCTATAATAATTTTATTGTTATCTTTTAATTCACAGTCAGGAAGACATTTTATATAAGAAAATTTATTTTTAAATCCCAAAGACTCACACGTTTTGTAATAGTCTCCGAATAAATTGTGCAAATAATTAACAGAAGGTATCATTACTGATCTTAACTCCACTTGGGTTGGAGTATAAATAAGATTTTTAGTTCTTTTTCTTCTAGAAAGTATTTCCAAACAATAATCTTTGGCTACTTGAGGTGTTTGTTTGTTTAACCAGTATCTGAGATTGTTTTTATTATTGAAATCACTGTTTAAATAGAATTCTCTATTTTTAAAAAGTATTATGTCTCCAGTATGCAAATCATGTTTGGGTATATAAGTCTGGTAATATTCGGCATAAGTTATCTTGTGAACTCTAAGATGTTTTAAAAAATCTTTTGAGTCGTTAAACAATGTTTGACATATACTGCACTTTTCCTTATCCATTTATAGCTTCATTTTTTGTTAATCCGAATATCTTTGTCTTTACGTCTTCCATAGAAGAAAGCCGGTCAACTTCTTCTTCAAGCGCTTTTTTCTGCATTTCTCCGATACGTAAAAGCTGATTTCTCTTTTGTTCGTCTTTCCAATATTCTATAAGATTGAGAATACTTGCATTTTCCTTAAGTTGTTTGCCAAGCCTGTCGCTCCTTTTTTGCTTTAACGAGTTGACCAAATCCTGCTGGCGTTTGACGCATGAGTTATATTCCTGTTGAGCTTTGCCAATAGCTTCTACCAATGACATGGCAATTCTGGCGTTTTCTTCTCCGTCTTCATTTGTTTGATTGTCAAGAATTCCCTGTAATCTCTCAGAACGAGCCTGTATTCGGTTAGCCATAACAGCTTCAGTAGCCAACAAAATATATTGGTCTACTTCTTCTTCTGTTAAATCAGACTTGTCGTAAGTATATCTTATAAAAGTAGATTCAAATAAAACTTTATCTTTTTCTGTTTCAAAACTATTGATTTGATTTATAAATCTAAAGTTATGAAGGTAGCCTATGAGGGATTCTACTTCTTTTTTTATTCTATTTGTTATAGACTCCCTGTTTATTCCGTTCAAAACATATTTATTTACTCTGGCTACTGCTCTATCTAGTGTATTTGGCGGTTTCCAGCCGTTTTCAGATTCTTGAGATGAAGAACTTGTATTTTTAGGAGTTCCGAGTTGAGATTTTATATAATCACTTACAGTAATTGATTCTATATTTAAATTAGTTATGCTATTATTATTGAAAATAATTTTAGCCATTTCCACGCAAGATGTGTTTTGATAGTTGTTTTGAATGAACTCTTTCTGTTCGTCCGTTAAATCTAATTTTTCTTTTGCAACATAAACTTGGGCGGCTCTTGGAATTATCTTATATGTAGCTAAATATTTTTTAATTGCCCTTCCGTATTTGCTTCGCCCATCAAATTCTTGACCAAAAACATCTTGCGTAAGTTTTGTCAAAGAAGGAGGACTACTTGAATTTTCGTTCCAAATTTTTATTATCAGAGCTTTTTGCTCGTCATTTAAATCAAATGTATCCATAAAAATTTAATAAATATCTAAATCTCCGTCGTCCATTGCTTTTTTTATTTTTTTTACTATTGATTTTGTGATATTCTTTATTTGTCTATAACCCGGACTTCTGTTTTTTTCAGAAGTTTTAAGTCCGAGTTTTTTAGCTACTTTACTTTCACTTTCATTGTTTATATATATTGATTCGTATACAATCCATTCGATAGACTTTAAAAGCGATTTTATCTTTTTATGAAATTCAGGATTTATTTCTTCATTCGAATAATTTCCGACTTGCTTATCATGTATTTCGTGTTCATGATTTTCAATAGATAAAGGCATTTTTATTTCACAAGCATCTCTTTTTTTATTGTACCATTTTTTGAACATTTTACATTGATCACTTTGCGTTTTATAAACACTACATCCTCCATCTGGTAATGCCGCAGCACATTTTAAACATGGCTTTGTATAATTGCTATAATTATTTCTTACAATATTTTTTATTTGATTTGATATTATTCTGTTTAGCCAAGGCTCTATAGGCTTTGTTGCATCGTATTGACTCCATTTTTGGAATATATGCATTTTTAAAATTTGAGATACATCGTCAAAGTCCATCCAAGTGATAGAATTTAAAAGCCATCTGCTTCTCCTTTTTTCTATCTCCACATTTATACAAGGGAGAAAACTCTCAAATTTTTTAAGCTGCTTTTTATTCATTCAATTTCAGAAGGACTTTGTCCTCTAGTTTTAAACCCAGATTCTTTTCGATATTCTTCAATAAAGGATTCTTCCGAAATATTATGGTTTTTTGATTCTGGGTCTTGTGGCGAGTATGGCATTGGATTTTTCATTATAGAACCCAAGCTTTGAGGTTTATTTTGAGAAAAATCAGCTTCGAATTCAAGTTCATCAATTTCCAGATTAAATTCCTGCACATCGATACCGTCCTCCGGGTCGTAATTATAATTTTTTCCTGATTTACTACCAAACAGTCTGGGTGCTGGAGTTGCTTCCGGCTTTGGGATACTTGCTTTCTTAAAAAAAGAATATCCGCAACTCATACAGAATTTAGCAGTTGGGTCAGGGGACTTTTTTCCACATTCAGGGCAATAAACTATTTTCATAATAATTAAGCATCTATTTGTATATTATAATACGTATGGAACAAAAAGAATTAATAATTTTTTTAAAAAGTGTTATTGACTGCACCTATCCTCTTTGTCAGAGCGAGGATAGGGAAATAGCACGATTAAGCGCCTCTATCAATAATAATTCGTATATATTAAGAAAATATCTAATTTCATTAAACTCAAAAGAAAAAGATGAAAACGATAAAATTTAAAGAATTATCAACAAAAGAAAAAATAAATTTGGTTGTTAAAGTACAAGAAATCCTTATAAATACAAAAAATAAAGGAGATTTCCTTACCACTGTGTCAAATTACTCTGATAGTGTTTCTTTTTATATCAAAAAAATTAAATCTTTCTCTGGCGATGTTTGGCATGATGAAGAAAGTGGCACTTTAGCATTTTTCAAAAGAGTAAGAATAGAAAACCCATACGAAACGAACAATGAATTTGTAAAAGCAATGGATTCAGAAAATGAAGCCAACCCTAATTCAATATTGATAGACATTGTTGTTGGTCAAGCGAATGATGAATCTTTGAAAATTTTTATAAATTTTTTTAAATATCTAAAAGATCAATTTTCGCCCATCAATGTGATATACAGCCGCAGAGGGAATGTAATTATAGATAATTATGATGATTTTATTTTAAAATTGGAAAAAATGTTAAATAGAAAGATAAATTTTAAATAATAAGTGTAATATTCATAAATGAGCGACATATATTTATTGTCAGAGATACACGGACAACTTAATAGCGGATATTTGTCCACGGGGTACTCGCAGCGAATAGCCAATTATATAAATAGCGGCGGAGCTTTCGAATCAGGATACGCTAAAAATCATATTGGCAGAGAATATTATAGAAAATTATTTAATTTCGGAATGTCGCACCTTATATCTGATGATTACGACGCCGGTTTTAGACCTATAACTTTGGATGCTTTGAGTTCTGCTTTTGATATTTCGTTTACTTCCACAACTTTGTCGTTGGGACTCAGTGTTTTTCTAAGAAATCCAGATTACACTGGATATTGCATGAAAGTCAGAAGAGAAGAAGACGACTCAGAACAAGATTTTGGCTTCGCAAACGGCGTATTGAACACAGGAGCCATGATGACGTTTGTGGGAACCGGCAATGGTCGCGTAGTTAAATGGTACAGTCAAGACCCGAATAATAGAGACTTCCAAAAAACCACATCTTCAACTCAACCATATATAATCAAAAGCGGCGCTGTAAATAATATCAAAGGAGTTCCTGCTATAGATTTCGATCCGGGTACAGCTTATGGCGCTCAATATTATCTCGATAGCGTTTCAACCGGCTTATTCGAAGGATTTACTGGAATGTCGATGATGGTGGTCGCTTCTGTTCGAACTCCTCAATATGGTGGTCATGTATACGTAAATTCTTCAAATAGCGCCACGCACACACCATACCCCGGAGGAAGTTATTATGAAGGATTCTGCACGACAACAAGAAAAGACGCTATATTTACTCCAGAAACTGGCTACCTAGATAGCGGCTATTATTACAGTGTAAATTCTTATACGAATAACTGGAGCGCTAGATTTTGCAGTGGTAAATATACGAAAAGCTACGGCACAAACGCATTTACAACAGCAGCAGGAAAATCTTATTTGGCATACAACCAATTAGGCAATGCATTTCGCGGCGATATTTCTGAAATATTGTTTTTCTCAACTGATTTGAATGCAGGATCAGGCTTGACAATAAGGAATAATCTGGAAGAAGACATCAGAAACAATTATAATTTTAATTATTAATTTATATGAATTTTTTAGTATCAACAAAAACAGAAGAAGTTCTACTTAATATCAGCAAATATATATGGAATTTGCAAATGCCGATAAAAAATGGAAATTCTACTATTTATTGGAATGATTTAATATCTCATCCAGAAACAGCGCAAAAAGCTTTTGCAATGATGAGCGAATCTATTTATTTGGATGAAAATTTAAACAGCGACGAGCTGCCAAATTATCTTGTTGAAATAGGAACATTGAACCAAAGCCAAGCCGCCACTTTGAAAGCGTTTCTTGAGTCAAATAAAAATAAAGAAATTTCCGTTCTTGATTATCTTGTCGAACACGGCATAGGAACAGTTAAAACCGAACAAGAAATGTTTGATGAAGTCTGGTTTATCATACCGGAAGTTCCATAATTTAAGATAAAATGAATCTGATAGTGATAGAGTCGCTTTCTCTCCCGCCATCAGAGCATTTTTGCCTCAGAACAATATCCATGTTCGCAAAATATAATAATTATGATGTTTTAATAGAGTCAAGACCATATATAAAAGACACTATATACAAACATTTAAAGTCAAAAGGATGTTTTGATTATATATCAGACATAATCAGTCACAATCAAGAACTTGGCATAAGAATTGACAATGAATTAAATTATCCTCTTACAATTTTGGTGGATAAAATATGTCTTGAAAACCAAGACAATATAATCAAACAAATAAAAATGTTCAGCAATATAAACTATTGATATAGAAATTTAAAATCCCCCGCTAAATCGGGGACTTATTCAATCAATTTTT